CGTTGATTCCTTCGGTCGGGGTACCGATGAAGTGCAGTTGTCCCCCGGTTGACAGGCGTCGAAGGTTTAGGACCTCCTGATAGATCATTAGCAAGTGGGGCTCGAAAGCTGCCTCGTCAAAGGAGATTCCATTCATGTCCTTGCCCAGCAGTGCCTTTGCCTTGTCCTGCGTTGTGCGGAAGTGGATGTTCGCACCACCGAAAACCGGGTGAACTCGTACCCATAGGTACTCTCCACGGTACTTCTTGTCGAAGATGTAGACCGGTCCAATCTCCTTGGTGATGGGGCATCCACGTCCCTTCTGGGCCGGGTGGGATCCTTGGAATAGCATCGACAGTTCTCGGTGAACTAGCTCTGCTGTCTCCTGCTGAATGCCGATGTGGTACCACTCGTACGGCTCATTAGACCATCGCTCAGCGTCTTCCTTGCTTCCCTGTACAGGGACTCGGAGTCCGAGCTTGTAGGTGGCTGAGTGGAGAATCCCCACTGCCATCCCTAGAGTTTTACCGGCTCGGTTTCCAGCAGAGCACACAGTTGTCAGGTACTTAGGTCGGTATCCTGATTCATCCCGTGCTGCAATCCCCTCAAGCCAGGCAAGCTGGCCTGGGTTCAACTCGATGCCAAGCCAGCGAGAAGCAAAGAAGCCGATGTCGACTCTTCCCCTCGCCAGGTCCTTAGCGATCTCGTTGGTAAGGTTCACTACTTTACCTTACCTCGTGCAACGGACTTTCGGTTAGCTTCAAGCTGGTCCATCTGGTGCTGGAAGATTAGTGTGTTGTAGCTTCCAAGCTTACGGGACTTCCGTGCGCTAGTTCCAGCCTTCAAGCCTCTGGATCGGTCCATCCGCAGGAGAGCCGAGCTAGTCTTTGCTGAAGGTGCTGGTATGCCCTTGCTCTTCTTCTTGGTCTTCATACAGCCTTCTTTCGGTTTTTGTTTTTTGTGCTGATCGCTTTAGCCTTTGCCTTAGCGTCAGCCTTGCTGCTTGCCCCCCACGCCTGAAGCGAGAGTAGCAACCGCGTGGGCCGTCCCTTTGAGTCCCGCTCCGGCCCTGGCATGTTACCCATGCGAGCCAGGAACGAAGCCCTACGCGGATTGTCCCCTGACTTAACAGGGGCCTTGAGCGTGCCGCCTTTATAGCTGGCACGCCCCTTAGCATTTAGACCACCGGCTGGGTTCTTTCCCTCTTTTCGGGTCCAGGCAGCTGTCTTTGGCATTACTTCTTCTTGCCTTTCTTGGCAGTTTTAGCAGAGTCTTTGAAGGCCTTGTCGGTAGGAGCACCCTTCTGTCCGGGCTTCCTCATCTTCTCGCCTCGCTTGCGCTTAGCGTGGATGTTGGCGTAAAGGCCTGGCTTAGCCACGTTGAGCTGCGGTCCTTTGTCCGGACTTGTTAGTCCCACGAAGGGTCTTTCCACCCTTGGCAAGCTTCTTTCCCTTTACTGGAGACTTGCCCTTGACCTTTGACTTCTTGCCATACATTTCCATAAGGAAGGCTGGCATCTTCTTCTTACCTGGCATTATCGCTTTCCTCCTCGCGCCCGAGGGCGTGGTGATCGCTTTGGCAGAGCCGGATTGTTTGCTCGGCGTGCTGCGTAATTCTCTGAGCCAGTTCTTGTGTCAGACCCGCTAGAAAGTCCGCCAGTGTACTTGCTGTTTGTAGTGGCCATAGTGCTGGCTGGTGACTTCCTATTCTCCTGTCGAACTCGAGGCTCGACATATGGTCCGGTGACCGTCTTCTTCCCCTTAGCAGAAGACGTCTGCGTGGACTTTGCGCCACCGCCACGGCCGGCGTCTCGTGAAAAACCCTTTTCCTTAGCCACCTTGGTCTTGCCCTTGCCGTACGTAGTCGTACCGACTGGATCGTTCTGGCTGACCGACTTCCGCTTGCCCTGCTTGAGTGTGCCAAGTGCAACTCGGTAGTTGTCGATCTGTGACCACACGCGCTTCTTGCCAGTCATGGTCTTGAACTTGCTGCTTCGTGTAAACGCAACAAGCTTATTGAGGTCGGCCTTTAGAGCTGCCTTGCCCTTGCCAGAGACCTTGCCTGTTACCTCTACCTTGGCAGCGTCCTTAACGCCAACCTTCTTCTCTGCCATAATACTTATTCTCCTTTGTTCCCAAAAGACTTGTCGTCTGGGTTTAGATATCGGATGGCTACTGGAATAATCGCAGCAAAACCAGCCGAAATAATGTGCTTAGCACCATCTGCGCTAAGGTCGAACACCCCAGTGCCGAGCGCAATGAACTGCGCCAAGCAAGCGGCTAGAAACGAACGTCCCCAGGACGCCAAGGTTGCCTTAAGCTCCTTGCTCATCTATAACCTCCATTGCTGTACCTTCTACCAAATACCCGCCACCCAAGATCTCGGCCATCGATATGGCCAGTTCACGGTCAGCGCTTTTCTCTTTGCGTCGGTCGATCATCTCCTGTGCTCGTAGACCCTCCGACAGGGTGGGGATCACATCCCCGTTCTCTACCATTTTGTATACGTAGTGGCTGACCAGCTTAGCGAGGTCTCCGTTGGAAGATTCCACTTTCACCGCCTGCTGGATATTCTTTGCCAGGTCCCTACGAGCCTTGATGTGCTCCGGCGAGGTATGCTGGCGTCTATGATTTCCAAGGGTGATCCTGCTTATATACTGATTCTCATCCTTCAACCATGAAGAAATCTTAATATCGGAGATCCCCTCTGACATCTTTCGGTTGATTACGTCTACGAGAGGGCTAGTGCACACCGTGCACTTATTCAGCAGCTTCATCCTCTACCACAGGGTCGGTTACTGGCTCGACCACTGGCTCCTCCACGGCTGGCTCCAGCGTAACCGGGTCTAGATTGGTGATATCTTCGTCAATAACCTTTGGCTCTGGTCCCAAAATAGCCTCCACTTCCTCTTCAATTAGTCCGAGCGCCAGGAGTTTTACCCTAGCTAGCTCAACAAATGATGCCTGGACTTCTTCCTTTTCGTTAACCTCTTGGATCTCAAGCAATCGAGCATTATGCATTTCTAGTAATTGTGCAGTCTCTTCTGCGGAAACATCCTCTACTCTCTGTTCGCCAGTAGCTATATCGAATACAGTTCTTGTCAATGTCATGATAGTGGACCCTCACCATAAATTTCTATTGCTGAACCTGCCGCCCAAGAATTTGCAGCATAAAAACCAAGAGAAACTATTTGTGCTGTGCTATTCCAGTGAAACGCCCCCGATGACCACTGAACCCTATCGGTTGCAGATTGGCCTCCTCCAAGATAATGACCGTTCTTAGTTTGAGTTGTAGAGGAATAATTAAAAATATTAACTTCGTAATGGGCCTCAGGAATCCAGGTGTTGTTTTTCACACCCTGTATTCCTGCGCTAAGGTACAAAAATGGTGAGTACGAAGGATAGTACGAGTTCGTGTCTAGGGTCAAAGTTTGTACCAAGAAATTGCTATACGACGCATTAAAAAACCCTTGAATGTACGAAGCGGTTGAACTTGCACTCTTTGCGTTTCTTATTATCACTCTAAGGTGCCTATACGTTTGAGGGATACCGCCTACTGAAAGGAATTGGCTTGCTGAGGTTAGCACCCCAGCAACCAGTAGATTTCCGTATTGAGGAGCTGCAGGTGTAGGGCTTGTGCCTACCGAACGAACAGACATTAGCTAATCTCCACGCCGTAGGCATTTACGTCAACGATACCACTTACGCTTGCCTCTACCGCAAGTCCTTCGTTAGCCTCTAGTACAACCCCAGTAATCTGGGTAACGTTACCTTCTACTACTGGCAAGTTAGAGGCTACGCTGCTAACATAGTTGGTTACAGGAACGTTTGCTGCTGTAACTACGTCGAAACGGCTTGTGTGGTTTGCGCTAGTAATAGCAGCCGTAGCTGTATGTCCCAGAATTGCAACAAACCTATACGGTGAACCGGATGTTGGGGCATACATTAGCTCCCTTACGAATGATCCAGGGTGATTCCCGTTTACGGTGAGACCCGTACCAGCGTTAAGTGACCCTGTGAATGTCGATGCGTGAGTGACTGGAGAAGCAATAGCAGCCGATGCTAGTGACGCCATCGTAGGCCCGCTAGTAATATTTACGCTAACCTTAGAGGAGTCTGCTGTCAGACCTGGCCCCCATGCCATAACAAGTCCGTCGGTACCAGCGATTGCCAGCACAGACGAGTCGTCAGACCACACCATGCAGTCGTTATTGTAAGGCCTATACGGTATTGCGCTTCCGGAAGAGTGCGTGTGCTCCCAGGTAGAGGTTCCTGCGTTCCAAGTGTAAATGATTATTACGCTATTGGAACGCAGG